ATATTTGAATCTAACAACAAATATTAAATATGACTCTGGTATTACAGCATTGACCAGACGTGGCATTCAAGATAAGATCAAAGGTGCAATTGCAGCATACTTCACATCAAATCTTGGTAGATTCAACGATGTGTTCCGTAAGTCAAAGCTATTGTCTGTTATTGATAATACAGATGATTCTATCCTATCATCTTCTGTTGATGTTCGTATGGAGAATAGATTCACTCCTGTTTATGACGCTAATACGGTTAGATATATTACTGCTGACTATCAGCTAAATTTCTTAAATAAGATCGCACATCCGGATGAAGATCACCCTGTTGTGACTAGTGATAACTTTGTTTATAGAGGTAAAGTTGCTTCTATTAGAAATAGAACCGGTGAAAATCATAGTAATATTTTAGAAATTATTGATACCGATGAAAATGTTCTTGTGACTAATATTGGATCATATGATACCACTAAAGGTACTGTAACATTGAATGGATTTAGCCCTACATCTATTTCATCTGGCAACTCATATATTAGAATCATTGCAACTCCTGCTGATGATAATAATATTAAACCTCTGAGAAATCATGTTATTGATCTAGGATTTAATGTTGTTAGAGCAACTCCTGATACAAATGCAGCTAATGCGGTAAGTGGTGTGACTGACTAATGGCTGCTATTACTCTAGAAGATCGCAACCGCAGAGATATAAATTTTCATCAGTCTGAAGTAGATGGTCTTTTTCCAGAACACTTTCGAGAGCAATATCCAACACTTGTAACATTTATTAAAAAATATTATGAGTATCTTGAACTTGCAGCTGGTCGCAATAGACTTGATAATATTTTCTATGCTAAAGATGTTGAAAGTACAAATGAAGATTTTCTTGACTATCTTTACTATGAGCGACTAAATGGATTAGGTGCAGACAAGTTTAATCTGCCTAGACTTACGCTGAAGCTTGCTCCTCAGTTTTCTAGAGCAAAGGGCACAGAAGTATCTATTCCAGCATTCTTCAGATATGTGTTTGGCGTAGAAGCAGAAGCATTTTATCCTAAAACACAAATTTTCACAGTTGGCGAAAGTCAGATTGGACCTAACTCTCTGAGGTTCATTCAGGACTCTTATTTCTGGCAAGTTCTTTCTATTCAGATCAAGTCTCCACTGAGTACAATCCAGTGGAATGATATTTACAAAAAATATAATCATATTGCAGGATTTGCTCTTTTCTCTGAAACACAATTTGAAACAGTAGCAGAGAATATTGAAGCTACATCACCAATTTCCATTGCTGATACTCTGACTGAAGGTGCGCTGACACTTGAAGCAACAGCAACAGAAACTTCTAGTGCGTTTACTAGCAGTACTGGTGTTGATAGTGATGAGACGATTAGATTCTACACAGACAGAGATATTCAGTTCTATCAAGATTCTATTGGCGGTCTCACCTTTACACAGAAAGGTGAATACACTTCTATTGTTGATGTTCTTGATACCAACTCACCAACATTCTCCTCGAATGATAGTGATAGATTCTCTGATGAGTCACTACAAACAATGGATGAAGATTTGTTTACTCATTATGATCCAAACAGAATCGATTCTGCTTAGAAAAGCATTATAAATAAAATAGAATAGGTTTTAACGAGTAGTAGTAAAACATGACAAGACAGAATATTTCTACAGGTACAACCGCTAATGATGGCACAGGAGATACTCTCCGTAGTGCTGGCACAAAGATTAATCAGAACTTTGTTGAACTGTATCAAACATTCGGCACAGACAGCAACTCGCTAGGTGCTGGCATCACGTTTGATATTAGTGGTATTGTTTTTGAAGGCTCTACCAATACAACCACTGTTTCCGTCGAAGATCCCAGTTCTGATGTGACAATCACTTTGCCTGATAGCACAGGTGAAGTTGTGATTATTAGATCAGATAATTCTGTCAATCTGGTAGATGGTACAGGGCACGCCTCAAAGATTTATTATGCCAATGTTTTTGATTCCGCAAATGGTTACGGTACTTTGCCCGATGCTCATGTCTATCACGGTATGTTTGCGATGAATCATGATACTGGTAGAGCCGTTTTTGCGCACGATGGTCATTGGCACGATCTTATTGATAGTGATACTTTTACTTCTAGGGCAAATCTACAACTGATTTCGCCTAAAATGGATACTACTATTTTTGATAATACTGGTAACTTTGAAATCTTACAGCTAGAAAATGTATTAGGTTCCCCTGCAAACTATTTAAAAATTTCTAATTCTATTAGTACTGAAAATATTGCTATTACTACTATTGGTGATAATACGAATGTCAATTTAGATATTTCAGCTAAAAATGAAGGAAATATTAATTTAAAAAATGATACAATTTTTGAAAAAAGAATATCATATTCATATCAAGAAATTGATGGTGGAACTGGGACAGCAACACTAGATTCGGATAAAGCTCTCTATGTATTCAATACTACTGGAAATAAAACTGCAAGTATGGTTTCTGGTAGCGAAATTGGCGAAGTTAAAAAGTTTTTAAATAGAAGTGGTCCTAATCGTACTAACACTATTACATTTACATCTGGAGCTTTATTAAGGTCAAATCAAGTGGAACTTGGTGATCCCACTAATGCTAGTATTGCAATGGTTAGAGACTGTATGTTTGAATTAGTGTGGGGTGGTGATGGTTGGTATAGTATGCTAGATTCAGACACAGCATATGTGCAAATTAGTTAAATAAGGTAAAGAAATAGATGGCAGCTATTGTAACAAATGATTTAAAAAAGCAGCTACTGCAAACTATCGTAACAGATATTTCTGCTGATAGTGACAACTATTACTATGTTGGTATTAGTAGATCGAATATTTGGGATGCAACTGATACTGTACCCACAGTAGGTAATACTGAGAGAGAAAAGAGAAACTTTCGTGCAGCACTACAGTCTATCATTCGCACAGTTGATGCTTCATTTGTAGCTTCCAGATACAACTGGTCTTCTGGTACTATTTACAGTGCATATAATGATAATCAGACAGCGACTCAAAACTCCAGTGTGCATCCTTATTATGTATTGACTGCTAACCAGAGAGTATATCTTTGTATTCAGCAGGGCAAATCTGATGGCGGTACTGGCACTATTCTACAGTCTACTGTTGATCCAGATACTATTGGTGCTTCTATAACAGCAAAAGCAACTAGTGACGGATATATTTGGAAGTATTTGTTTACTCTTAGTGGTACTAATGCAAGCAAGTTTCTTTCCGCTAACTACATTCCTGTTTCTAAGGTAACTGCAACTAGTGGTCTGACTGTTATTCAACAAGCACAGAAAGACGTTCAGGACGCTGCCACAGCGGGTTCAATCATTGGTTATAGAGTTACTAGTGCAGGTACAGGATATTCTTCAGCTCCAACATTGACAATCAGTGGTGATGGTGTTAATGCTAGAGCCAAAGCAACATTGTCTACCGCAGGTGGTATTGACAAAGTTGAGATTGACGATTCTGTAGGCGGTATTCCTTTTGGTTCTGGATATAGCTATGCATCTGTAACACAGACAGGCGGCGCACCATCAACTGCTGCTACTATTGAGCCCATCATTTCTGTAAATGGAATTGGATTTGATCCTAGGGATGATCTTGGGGCTGATGCCGCAATGGTCAACACAAAGCCTAACGGAACACAAAATGGTTCGTTTATGGTAGGTCAAGACTTTAGACAGATTGGTCTGATTAAGAATCCTAAAAAGAATAATGATTCTGACTTCACTGGTACAGATGCTAGGGCAATGCGCATTCTGACACTGAACAACATTACTGCTGGATTTGATAGTGCTGCTGTAGAAGATGCTAATATTACAGGTGATACAACAGGTGCAATCGCTCTAGGTGATGAACTTTCTGAAACTAAACTGTACTATCACTTTGATGATGATACTGGATTTAAACAGTTCTCTTCGGGTGAAAATGTATTTCTTGATTCTGGCACTGGTATCACTGCAACTATTGTATCAGATTCTGCTGGTGAAATTAAACCATTTTCTGGTGAAGTGCTATATATTGAGAACAGAACAGCAGTGTTAAGAGATGCCGCACAAACCGAAGATATTAAGATTATCGTAAAACTGTAAGGTAAGAAAGAATAATGCCTAATACATTTACAACTACTACTTTTAATACGACTTACAGAGATGACTTTAAAGATAGTGATCACTATCATCGTATTCTTTTCAACTCCGGTAGAGCGCTGCAAGCCCGTGAACTTACGCAAATGCAGACTATTACTCAGACCGAGTTAGAGCGTGTTGGTCGTCATCTATTCAAAGAAGGTAGTGTTGTAAACCCAGGTGGTCTCACGTTAGACACTAATTTTGAATATGTGAAACTTGAAGGTGCTGTTCCATCTTCTTTCGCTGTTGGTGATGAAATTGTACAGTCTGCTAGTCCTGCTAATAATATCAAAGCAAAAATTCTGAGAATCGAAGCTGCTGATGCTGCTGCTGGTGATCCAGCAACTCTTTATGTAAAGTATATTGATACACAGTCGGCAACTGTTTTTTCTACTCCGACAAGATTTACTAACGGATCTACACTGTCAAATAATACAAATCCTGGTGATACGGTAACAGTTCAGAATGCATCGCCAGACGATCGTCCACATGCTGGTAAGGGTACAAGAGCATCTATAAATGGAGGTTCTTACTTTACACAAGGGCATTTTGTATCTGTAACTCCTCAGACTATTTTGGTTAGTAAATACTCTAACACACCTAATGAAGTTATTGGTATGAAAGTGACAGAAGACATTGTTACTGTTGATGATACCGATGCACTCTATGATAATCAGAACAACGGTATTCCTAATCTGACTGCTCCTGGTGCTGATAGATATAGAATCACACTCACCCTTGCTATTGAATCTTCTTTGGAAAATGATGACTCATTCTTTGCTATCAACAAAATTGTAAATGGTGAACTTCAAGAAGAAGTTGATGAGACAACTTATAATATTCTTGGTA